GATGTTTGTTTCCCCTGGGCGACCAACGAACTATATTCGTCAGGGTGACTTTCACTTTTACAAGCAACATGGTGTTGTAGAATACAAAGTGAAGCCTGGAGATACCATAAAATCGGTAGCTAAGTTCTTCAAGGTACCAGAGTCAAGGATAAAGAAGGCTGGAACCTTCAAAACTGGGAAACGTATTGTATTCAAAGCTAACGTATTCAGTCACAAGAGGGGGTGGGCTACGGGTCCACTTCTGACTGACGCTAAGGGGGGTATGATAAAAGATCCCCGTAAAGCTTCTAGGAACTACCCAGGTCTAAACTATGAGAAGTACTGTAGTTCATTCTGCGTCAAGAATTCCGGCATCAAAGTCGGAAAGACTCATCCCAAGGTCCGATAGAATACTATCTAAATCCATCAAATTTTCGACACCGTCGAAGGATAGATCGAAAAGATCCACAACCTCCATTGTAGTATTTTCATTCAATGACACAGTATTTGACACTGCTGTGTGATTGTTCTGTACTGTGACTGTAATTTTAAATTGCGAAGCATCAAAAACTTTTCTACATACGGGACAAGTATTTTTACCTTTATTTTTCCATTCCTGTAGACAGTGGGAATGAAACATATGTCCGCATCGAGTCGGTGGATTTGCCCGAGTCGACTTGACCTCATTTAGACATATGGAACATGTTGACATTCTATAGTACGGGTGTAAAGTTTTTTACCAAATTTAGCTCAGTTAGTAAATCTTGGAGGCGTTGACGAGTGGTTTATTGCAGTCATTGCAGTTGGTCTTCCCCTGCTCGTCTTGGATCTTAGAGAGCATCTCTGGTCCAGACTTTTGGAGCAGCTGACGGTACGAATAGTTGTCCTCGAAGGAAATGTTGTTCTGTTTCATCACGTAGTTGTTGAACAGTTGGGCTGACGTGTTTATGGTGAAGCATCGACCATCGGCCATGCCAAGTCGTTGAGACATCTTTTATTAAAATACACCTAGAAATTAATTTGTCTATTGGATATAGTTTTCATCCATGACTCAAAACCTCTCTCTTTCAAAACCTTCACAAAGGGATCACACCTGTACCCCAAAAATATATCAAATACATCCGTCTCTGTAGTTCGAGAAACCCTAATTCTGGGGTTCTCGTTGATGTGCTGATTAATTATATTGTACCCAAATGCAATTTCCTTTAGGGTCTCTGCCCCTGTGATTATAATCTTCCCTGTGCTGAATATACTGCAAGTAATCTCTTTCATATCATGGGCTGGTTTGAACTTAATCTTAACCGCCGAATATCTATCTGGTTCAAAAGACACCTTAAAAATGTCATTGTACCTCTCAAACCAATCTGAAACTTGCATCAGGTTAATGTTATAATTGAGACTGAAGTTTGAATTGATCATCACAACCCGGAAAGATTCCACTGGAGCTGTGTTGGTCATACCCAAAAAGTTTTTGAAAATGAAAATAAGTTGGGTGATGATGCGCTTACAATCGAAGAGATCACAACACCCTGCAACTTGGATACTTCCATTTGGGAACACCTTTACAGACTTCGTACTGTATGTATCGTGGTAGGTAAGTGTGACCTGATTGTAAAATGTAGTTGGCTTCAATTTCCATTCAAATCCATCCGTTTTTGATCCTTGTCGCCTCATCTTGTAAGAACCAATCCTCTCAAAAGTGGTCCGTAATCTATCGATATCAATTTCTTGGACAAAGCTCGAGACCATCGTAATTGTGGTAATCTTTATCCACGAGGGTTTAAACTCCTCGGGTAACTGATTACGGAAATCATTTATAGTGAGGAGGTAGGAAAAACTGTTATTAGCGATTGAAGAGTACATACTTTTCACGTGGACAGAAGGCCACTTAGGTGTTTAAAGAAACAAAACGTCTTTAAATCAAATGACCTCCTTTTTTAAGTCTGCTCGACATATTTATGACGTGGAGTCTGATCTTTCATATGTTGAGATTGAATACGAACGCTATATTAGAAGTGTAGGGCAATATGCGACTTTTAAAGATTACATCAATACAGAGCCCCTCGCTGATTGGGTATATTTAGAGTCAAACACACAATCTATTCAATACGAAAAATTCCTCGACGCCATGGTGAAAAAAACATTGGAGGTGAGGCAGCGGATGTGTGAAGTTCTACTTGAAAATACATTGGCATACGAGCGGATAGATAACGTCTATCTTCGCCTCCTACATGCGAGTAAAATTTTAGATCCTACATTTCAACCACCCCGTATAAATAAGGAGAGTGCTTGGCAAGTGGAGTTCATGAAGAAATTCTGTAACGAATCCATACAGGATATCATACAGGGATGTACAAATATGTCACGTCTGTCATATTTCTTTAACGTTTTGCGTACAATAGACCTAAATACACCATTATGATTATACATAAAATCATACCAATCATTGGTGCGGTAGGTTCACCGACACTGACAGTGACAGTGGGTGTGGGAGCACTCTTGATTTTCTTGGGTGCAACCCCACAATCTATGTTCCTACGGGGGTGGATGTTCTCGACGGTGGTTCTCGAATCACCCTCTTTCTCAGTACTACACAGACCATATTCACAGAAAACACTGCCAGATGCCTCGACCTTTTTAACCGGACGAACTTCCTGAAAATCTTCAAAATCACCTGTCTGTCTCACACCTCCTGGAAGGGAGAAATCGCGAGAGACAAATGGGTTCACGTCGTCAATTGTATCTTGGTCACTGAGCATAAACTCACTCATTATTAGTATTACTTCAGATTATATTTTTTGTCTGTCATTTTATGTCTGTGTTCATTCCACATTTCATCGAGGTCCACGTTTAGCATATGGGCTAGTTGAAACAGGTAACTAAACACATCCCCCATCTCCATCATGACATCCGTTCCCCTCTCCTTTTTCAAATTCATCTTCTTGAAGACCTTTTTGTGCTGACGGATAGCTGATGCTAATTCTCCAAACTCTTCTGTGAGAAGAAGCCATACAGTATCAATAGCTGCCCGATCCCAGCCCTTCGATTTACATACTTTTTCAGTTTCTAGTTTATAGTAATTGAGACTCATCACTTATTTTACTTGAGGCTCCAATCTTTAATTGATTCCAATTTTGTTATTGAAATCTATTTTTTTCCCAACTGTACTCGTGTTTAGTGGTTGATCTAGGGGCATACTAATAGTATCAATGTCATTGGCATATGCAATGTATTGGGAAACACCAGTTTGAATTTGGGATATCGCCATATCGATGACCCGCATGTTCATGGCCTTAACCTGTTCCTTCACCTTGGTATGGTGATCCCCAGAGTTGTTTATGAAAACGACCCTCATGATACCATACAGGTCATCTGGGTTTTGGTAATCGATAGAAATGCCAGTCTTGTTTTTGAACGCCTGGCGAATCCCACGCTGGAGAATATTTCTATTGAAATCCGAAAAGAATAGAGTATTCAGTGGAGTCTCACACTGCTTGATGGATTCGAGAATCCCCATTTAATATAACACCCGAAAAAAAATTATCCGTAGATACTAAATGTTAGACTACGCTGACTTCAATGAAGTCTACGCCAACAAACCCCAAAATGTTGAGAAAATTCCGTGTGAACCCCCAGCCTGTTTCGTTGGCTCGTATGCCCCAGTAGCCAAGGCTGGGGAGACTGGGCCATTTTTCGTGAACACCTACCTCCTCCAACCTAACCGTAAAATGGAAGTTGCCGGACCAGTCCCCGTCCGGAGCGAAGATCTCGAGTGTGGGAAGTAAGTTAAAAATAAAAGTGGAATAAAAAGTATATGAGGGTCACTAAACGCTCAGGTCGTATTGAGGATATGAAATTTGATAGCATCACCAATAGGATCAAGAACTTAACGTACGGACTTTCCGAAACTTGCGATTCCACGAAAGTTGCACAACAGGTATTCTCATCCCTCTACGATGGCATTACCACCCAAGAGATTGACACCCTCTCTGCTGAAATCTGTGTTGGTATGATCACATCGGATCCAGATTATGAAACGTTGGCCACCCGGATTATCGCGAGTAATATCCAGAAGGTTTGTCCAAACAACTTTCACATCGCCATGAAGAAACTTCAGAAGGCTGGGATTGTTACAGAGGAAGTTGTAGACGTTGCCCTAAAGGTCAAAGATGATATCAAGACCGAGAGGGACTTTGACTTTGGGTACTTTGGTATTAAGACCCTAGAGAAAAGCTACCTCCAACGCCTAGAGGGAAAGCTCACCGAAACCCCCCAATATATGTTCATGAGGGTCTCTATTGGTATTCATGGTACCGATGTCCCCGCTGTTCTAGAGACCTACGACAAAATGTCCCAAGGCTACTTCATCCACGCCACCCCAACACTCTTCAATTCCGGGACACCCCGTCCACAAATGAGTTCCTGCTTCCTTATCGCCAACAAGGCGGACTCCATAGATGGCATTTACGGAACCCTCACAGAGTGTGCCCAAATTTCCAAATGGGCGGGGGGTATTGGGATGCATATTCACGATATTAGGGCCAATAAATCTCGCATCAGGGGAACCAATGGACAATCCGATGGTATCATCCCAATGCTCAGGGTTTTCAACGCCACCGCGCGCTATGTGAACCAAGCTGGTCGCCGCAAGGGATCCATCGCCGTCTACCTAGAGCCATGGCACGCTGACATCCTGGACTTCCTAGAGATTCGCCTAAACCAAGGTGACGATGAAGCGAGGTGCCGGGACCTATTCTCGGCACTATGGATTCCAGACCTCTTCATGAAGAGGGTTGAAGAGGGTGGGAACTGGTCCCTCTTCTGCCCCGATACCGCTAAGGGGCTCTCCGACGTCTATGGTGACGAGTTTGAAGCACTCTACACCAAGTATGAGGAGGAGGGTCTCGCCACCACCACAGTCCCAGCCACCGACGTATGGAAAGCAATTCTCAAGTCCCAAACGGAGACAGGTACCCCTTACATGCTCTACAAGGATGCGTGTAACTCTAAGTCGAACCAAAAGAATTTGGGTGTCATTAAGAGCTCCAACCTGTGTGTCGCACCTGAAACCAAGATTCTCACG